GTAACTAAACTACTCATATGTAATTCTCCTATTTATTAAAGTTTTATTGTTATATCATATTATGTCTTTCGTGTCAAGCCAATTATTACCTATTTTTGCTTCTAGTAATAGTGGCACATTTAATGCTACATTGAATTGGCTTTCTATTAAGGGTTTCATTGAACTATTAACAAGTTTGATAACATGTATCACCTTCTGTACTTCGTCAGGGTGTACGTCAATCACTATGGAATCATGTACACTATTGACTATACATGATTGTAATATACTTAACTCATTCTCTATCTGAATAAGTATCAGAGGTACAATATCAGCAGTAGCAAATGACTGAACAGGATAGTTTTTTATCTGTGTGAAGTGTGATACACTACCATTCCTACGTCTTACTACATCAGGGAAAGAAAACTCTCTACCTGATGGTGTCTTTATGATACCTGTAGTCACAGCTTCTTTAGCCAATCTGCCATGCCATGATTTGATTCCTTGGTACTTCTCTGTGAAGTGTGTGTAGTATTCGGCTTCTGCTTTACTTCTTCCGAATCCTGTTGCTCCATAGAGGGGTGCGAATGTGTGTGCTTTCGCATCCTGACGAGAAGTCGGTTGACCTGCATCTGTAATAACTTTAGACGTATACGAGTGAACATCGAACCCTGTAGTAACTTCTTCAATAGCAACTCCGTCTTGTGATAAAAATGCCGCAGCTCTAAACTCTAGTTGAGCAAAGTCAGCTTCTAATACGTGACCACCCTCCCAACGTGATACAAATACTTTCTTAACAGGAAATGTACCACCCCTAGGCATATTCTGCATGTTGGGGTCAGCACCACTAAACCTACCTGTAGATGTTCTATGTTGTAATAATCTAACATGAAGTTTACCATCAGGCTTTATGAATGTATTGATACCCTCAACAAAAGATGACAGGTACGTATCAAGTGCTGATAGTCTCTGTAAATCTGATAAGAAGTTGACTGCATCTGTCATACCTTTTTGTTTAGCAATACTCTGTAACATAGAGAGATTAGTCTTGTTGACACTGAAGCCATTAGCACTAACCCACTTAGCAGTCGGTGCATTGAATCTTAATCCTGCTAGTACCATTCTATCAGGGAGAAACAAATAACCAACACTATCGCAGTTATCGCATCTATTTGCGACAGCAAAAGGAGTTCCATTCTTTCTTACCTTTCTTACATAGCCTGTGCCTGAACAGGTGTTACACATCTCTGCCTTAGTTTTGTATACTACTGTAGATTTAGTAGCAACAGTCTGCTTGTAGTCTGCCTTATCCATGTAAGGAGTAAAGCTATTAGCCCACATAGATTTATCTAAAGGCTTTCTACTATAGATAACCCAAGACATTTGCTCAGGGCTATTGAGATTGATTGGTGTATCACCCATAAGGTTAGTCACCTGCCTGTTAAGTCTCTTCTCTATGTCAGACTTCTCTTGCTCAAACTCTTCCTTAACTTCATTCAACTTATCTATGTCAACACTAAAACCATTCTGATATATACGAGCCAATGTAAGTGCTACCTTGTTAGTCAGCAACACTGTGTCCATAAGACCTGAGTACTCTTTTGTATTGAGTCTTCTATATATAACGTCTGATAATTGTTGCGTTGAGTGTAGGTCAGCAGATAGATACTCAGACAATTCATCCCTAGGTATCTCGTCTACAGGAACATGGTTCTTGAAGTATTCTTTCATAGTGTCTTGCTTCTTGGTGGCTAAATCATATCTATTAGCACAGGCTTCAAGTGATAGGGGTTGTTTCTGCCCACGTTGGCAGACGTATTCTCCTAGCATCGTATCAAATACTGAGCCATCATATGTAAAGTCACACTCCCATAACCACAGTAAATCGTGTACTATGTTATGTCCTATTAATATAGTAGCTTCGTCTAGTAACTTTTGTATCTCCTCTTTATGGGATACACCATCATCCATATTGAATAGGTATTCTTCATTTGAATCTGTCAAACATCCAACCATAACTAATTTATTATCAGTCTCGAATGGGTCAAGGTGTAACTTACCACCCCTATGAGTAACAGTATTCTCTACATCTAGTGTTAGCTTCATGCTTCATACCTCGCTGTCATATAGTCAAGCTCACAATGAACTGTGCCATGCCAACCTGACAGTTTATTCTTCACAACATTCAAGTGTCGTTGCGAATCTTCTTCATCTTGACCCTCTACTACAGGGTTCTTGGCAATCAAAATCATTAGGTCAGCTTCTGCAGCTTTTCCTGTACGACTACCTTCCATCATAGCTTGGTTCAATACAATTTTACCTTCTGCATCTGCTGATAGCTGTGACATGTAGAATACAGCACACTCCTGCTGCTTGGCAATCTGCCTAGCATGTATGGCATTAGCTTTGAGTGCCTCATCAGGACGTGCAAACCCAGCAGTACGTGCGAACTTGTCACCCATGTCTAGTATAACTATGTCAGGCTTGTATGACTTACATACTGACTCAACCCAATTCATGTCACGTCCAGTTGCATCCTTAAACAATAGGTTGCTACGTATCTTATCAAAGGTAGCCATAGCTGCGCTTTTGTTCTTTACAATCTGGTGCTTGTCCATGCCCGTAGCCGCTGTAATGTACCGATGTACTACACGGTGATACCCTTCTTCATTACATAGTACAACTACCTTAGCACCCTGCCATGCAAAGCCACCCGGTGAAGCTACCAGTGAGGCATGAAAGGATGTCTTACCTGTGTTGGGTCTAGCACCCACCTCAATTAAGTGACCCGCATTGACGCCCTCTACCTTACGTGTCAACGTAGGTATGTTGAATGTCCACTGTGACTCAAGGTCAGTCATGGCAATGATAGTATCAATGTCTATGTCTTCCCAATCAATGCGAAGATTAGGGGTGAAGTCATCACCGTATAGCTCAAGCATATTACGTAGTGGCTCAAGGCTAGTCTTGTCACCATTCACATAGTCAAAGCCAAGGTTAGCAATGTCTTCTCCTACTACCTGTTGGAACAGTTTAGATAGTACCTCTTGTGCTACGTCACTGCCCATAGGGACTTGCTTGTTTATCTGTACAAACAGGTGGCTGTATGCTTGCTTCTGTGCAGTAGTAAGAGTGGGGTTGTTCGCCATGAACAGTGCCTCAATCTCTGCTGGTGTAACGGTACGTTCGTAACGATCCATAGCACTGTCGATAGATTTCTTAATCTTACGCACGTCTTTACTGAATAGCCTGTCAGGACAACGTGCGCCACGATGTTCATCGTAGAAGTCCTTGTCCATTAGGCTACGTACTAATGATAGTTCCATGTCTTATTCTCCTAGTGTTGTTAGATGGTTTAAGTCGGAAGGGTTTCTGTATTTTAAATCGTCACGCAGATACATAACCTTTACAGTAGCTACATGTGTTCTTAATTCTTTTGCAAATTGCAGTGTCTTTTGTAGGGCATCAGGGTCTAGTGCAATTATAGCTGTTGAGAACTGCGATAAGTACCTCTTATGTCCAGTGGACAATGATGTACCCAACACTGCGACCCCGACATATACACCACCGTCACCTATAACAGCAGCACTTATGCAGTCCTCAACAACTACAGCAGTTTTACCACGTCCGTATGAGTATGGCAAGTGTGAATTACCGTACCGTTTCCATTTAGGTATACGTTTTCCTAACGATCTACCAGTGGCATCTACTGTAGTACCATTGTGTACAACAGGGAACACCACACGATGTTCCTTCACGTCATACAATAGTCCTAAGTCTTGTGGGTCTAGCTCCCACTCGTCACAAAAACCTGTGATCTTTTCGTAGTCACGCACCAGCCATGCTGGTTTAGAGAAAGATGCTACGTGTGTCTCTTCTGCAACACTACCCAATGACTTACGTATGTCATCCGTAGTAAGTCCTGTACGTGTAGCTCCTGATATAGGACAACTATTTTTGTAACAGTTCCACACAATATTACCCATGTCATTTGTAATAGTAAAAGTATTCTTAGCCTTACAACTTGGACAAGTCATACGTTTACTTTGACCATTACTAAGTGATAGATCATTTATAATATCATGTATATTCATATTAATAACTTTCTATGTTACTCGTAAGTACTCGATTGTACACTTACATTTCTCTGTGTCAAGGCACTATTTGCAGAAGCGTAAGTATGTTTCATATATGGTTTCACAGAAGACACATGTGTGTGTCCTGTCACTGACATAACTTGGGGTAAAGGTACGCC